GATGTGAGTTGAGAGAAATCATATTTAGTGATAATTCAATCTGTTTATTATGAAATCATGTTATTTAATTTAAGGAGATGTATATGAGTGCCAAAAATGATTTTAAAGCTTTTGCTATTAGTGATAAAGCTAATGTGCCCAGTCAACAAGAGTATGAAGCATATGCAAGGTTGCCTGTTGGGTTTGAAGACGGACAGTATATTCCTAATCACATGTTAAATAAGGCATTACGTCAAGCCTCAACCATATCATCTGTTGTAGCCGATTTTATTGCGACAGAATCTAACAGTGATGTTTTGGATGATGGTAATGTAGCGAAACTTACTACACAATTAAATAAAGCATTAGAACAAAAAATCAAAGTAGAAGTAGCATCTGATAATCGATTTATTCGGTTAAATACGAATACAAAAACATCTGGTTGTATTTTATCTAAGACAGCAAATTTATCTGACGATCAATCTCTGCGGGACTTGTCATTGTCAGGTTTCTTGCGTCCAAATGGTTGGGCGGACTTAGGTGGTTTGGCAATTCATGTAGCTCACCCTAGTGCGGGGATTCAGCACTCAAGAGGAATTTCGTTTGAATACGGTAGTACATCTGGAGGTCAAGAGGGGTTTGGAATACATACGTATGCATTTGACAAAGATGGTAAATTTAAAGGTAAAAAAAGAATTTTAACGGAAGATGATCGTAATAAAGCGATATTATCAGTAAATGGATGGTGGAGATGTGGTGATACTGGAATGATTTATCAATGGGGTAATGTACCTATTGATGATAATCAGGGAAAAATTGTAAATTTGCCTATTTTATTTCCAAATGGGTTATTATCGCTTCATGTAACAGCTATTTCATCAGCACCAAACAAAAATATTGATACTTCTGCTTATGGAAAACCATTAAATAAGTCTCAGATACATGTTTCTGTTTCATCAAATTACCGTGATAATGACGTAAGTAGTGTTTATTTTTTTTTCTATTGGTCATTAAGGAGAAGAAAAAATGTATTATTATAGTGCCAAAACAAACGCATTTTATCCCATAGAGTTGCAACAAAATTATATTGCTTCTGGTTCATTGCCTGATGATATCATTGAGGTTGGCATTGATATTTATCAAGAATACGCTGCGAATAATGTACCGGAAGGAAAATATCGTATAGCAGGTCAAAATGGTTTACCGGAATGGGCCGATATTCCACCACCAACAAAAGAAGAATTGCAGCAGTATGTTGAAAGTAAAAAACAACAATTTATTGTAGAGGCTAGCCAGCAAATAGCACCATTACAAGATGCTGTTGATTTAGGGATTGCGACTCAAGAAGAGGAAGCGGCTCTATTGGTATGGAAAAAATATAGAGTAATGCTGAACAGGATTGATATTTCACTGGCTCCCGATATTGAATGGCCGGAACAACCAAAATAATAAAAGTGGCCTGAATAAACAGGCCATTCTTATAATGATAATGGTTTTTGTTAATAATCGGCTATTAACGTCCGAGTTTTATCCTCTACAGGAGTCGGATTTTTTAATGTAGTTTTATGGTGGTTGTCATGGTTAATGAATACCATTAATTTTCTGAGGCGAGGATTGTAAGTTAGAAAAAAATATAGGTTGTAATTTTAACTTTAATGTATTTAAAATGATGTTGAAAAATCACCAATAGGAGTAGTGTATGAAAACACTAATAGGTTTTTTGGCATTGATACTGTGTAGTATGTCATTCCTATCATTCGGCGCGAGCTTTGATTGCGCAAAAGCCACCAGTAAGGCTGAAAAGTTAATCTGTTCGACCCCTGCATTATCCCAAGCTGATGACAACCTATATATTAATTATCTTCAGGCCAAACTGGCTACAGGCAACAATGCAGACTTTAAGGCTCTGGTAAAACAGAATTGGGAACTTCGCGAGAAATGCACGGTAGTTGAGTGCCTTCAAGATTGGTATAAACGGTCATCTGAAATGTACAAAAAAAATTGCTGCGATTAAAACAACAGAGAACTGCTATAAAGAAAGACAAAAAATTACGCTTGATGGCACCTTATTAAGGATCACCTATCCCGGCCCGCCAAATTATGAAAGCGTGGAAAACGGGGATAGCCCTGAAACTTATTGGGTGCTGCAACCGGATAAGACGATAAAATGTGCCAAGGGTGCACCAGAATTGGGGGATCGTAGTCTGATGCAATTGGTGGTTGAGGATGAGTTTTATACCGTGTATCGAAGCCTTATCGGACACCGCGTGAAAGTAACCGGAACCATTATGTACGCGGTTACTGGACATCACCACACACCGATAATGCTTGAAACTCAACGAATTGAAGCGGCTAAATAATTTGGAAGTAATCACGCAGGTATTTTGCTGGACAATAGCTAAGAAGTGGCCCTATCGCCCATCGGGTAATAAAGAATTGGATTGGTTATCAAGGTAAACTTCAGCAAGATTTACTTGAACGTAAAATTATAGTTGTTGTCAAAGGTAATGGTTCAAAGAGCATTTGTGAGCAAATTCTTGTGACTGAAAATATCAAGACTCTAGCGAGGTGATTACATGAGCACATTAGTTAAAATTAATTCTGAGAGTAATTTCACTATATTCAAATTCGGGTCTCATGAAATCCACGTTATCAATAAAGATGGTGAGCCGTGGTTTGTTGCTCATGATGTTTGCTCTACTCTGGAAATTCGAAACATCACGCAAGCCATTGGGAGATTGGATGATGATGAGCGGTCTATGTTTAATATAGGGCGTCAGGGGGATATTAATATTGTCAGTGAATCTGGAATGTATACTTTAGTGCTTCGTTGTCGTGATGCAATTAAGCAAGGCTCTATTCCTCACCGTTTCCGTAAGTGGGTCACAAATGAAGTTTTGCCATCAATTAGGAAAGTAGGGAATTATCACTCTCCTAAAATCATAACTGATGAACACACTCTATTACGTGATGCTGTAAATATGCTTGTTGGTAAACGTGGGATGATGTGTTCAGAAGCGTACAGTTTCATCCATCAACGTTTTAATATATCTCATATTGATCAACTGCCAATGGATAAAATCACTGAAGCTATCGAGTATGTTCATAAGCTTGTGCTCGAAGATGAATCTATTGGTAAAGCCGAGTTACCAGCACTTGAAATTAAACAATATAAACAACAATTCACTGATGATGAGCTGTGTAGTCTTTGCTGGTTATGGCGAGATGCTGTCGAGATGATTAGTTCAATATCTGATGTTTATCCCATTCTGAGAGCTGCGGAACATAGGCTTGAAGGTAAATGTTATTCAATGTCACATGAATATCCACGAAACATGAACATAGTCCGGCGATTACTGGAAAGAGAAACGGCGTATATTGAGTGCGCATCGTTTACTGGTAGTGACTGGCGAGTATTAAACAGCTTAAGATTTGGAAATCTACCGTTCTAACCCTAAGCCAGGGATGGATTACATTCCGAACTTGCTTAGTCAATATTAAACGTATTACACTCATTTCTATACGGTCTGTATAGATCTAGTTGCCCGATACAGAGGAGAAGAGAAATGAGATTACGTTGCATGGCTTATCGTCAAGATGGGATGTATGTAGCTGCCTGTTTGGATCTTTCTTTGGCTGCACAGGGTGACAATATAGATGAAGCAGTAAATAAACTCGAAGCCCAGATTGAAGATTACCTCAGTGAGGTGAAATCAGAACCTCAGTACGAAAAACAGATGTTAAGCCGAAAAGCACCGCTATCTATGTGGTTTAAATATTGGCGAATTGCCTTTCGAATTTTCATGAACAGAAAAGACAGTGGCCTAGCTAAAGTTTTTAATGAACAGTGTGAACCCGCTTGATGTAGGGTGGTGTTATGTTTTTTTAAGAAATTAACGCCGTTGAAATACACCGAAGTCATTAAAGGGCTTACTGCTCTTGGTTTTGAGATGAAACCTAAAAGGGGGACTTCTCATGAGCAATGGGTCAAGAAAACTGAGGGCGGGAAATGGCTAGTCACTGTCGATAAACACCATGCGCCGTTTTCCAGAGACTTGATAAAATCAATGGCGAAACAAGCTGGTATCAGTACCAAAGAGTTTCATTCATTATGCAAGGGCATGGTTAGCGCTGAACAAGTGCACGCTGAAAACTCATCAGAATAAGTAAATCTAAGTTTTATCCTACCAATCCTAGCTGCTTAATTGCGGTTTTTTTGTATCTTAAAGACGAGGTCACAAATGAAACACTCTCATTGTTGCAAGACTCGGTTGATTTAGAAATTGCTACCGAAGCAGAAAAAGCCGCTTTGCAGGAGTGGAAAAGATACAGAGTATTACTCGCTCGTGTAGATATTTTACAAACGCCTGATATTGAGTGGCCGGAGATGCCCAAATGAATGAAGTTGGGTAAGAGGAGTTTTACACCAACTAAGCCACAGCCATAAAAAAAACCAACCATAAGAGGTTGGTTTTTCTAGGGAAATTTGGTCGGCATGAGAGGATTTGAACCTCCGACCCCCGACACCCCATGACAACAGCATTATCTAGCTCGAAGCCTTGTGTGATGCGGGTTTGGAGGATTTTGACTGTGAATGCAAACAGTGCTAAATCTGCAAAATATGCATTATATGCATCAATAAGTTAAGTTGGGTTTTTCCACTCATCAGACGGCTATTTCTGCATGCGGAACCTCAACCCAATCGACATGATTTTCAGTATAAATTTTTGTGGATTTAGCATCACTGTGAGCCATCCTAGCTTGTGGATCTATTCCCTGTTCTTTAAATATATGAGCAGCCAACGCCCGAATTTCGTGAAATGTTGGCCTTTCATCAAGTGGGAGACATGACGCTACACCGACTTTATCCCTCAAAGAAGAAAATGCTCTACTTAAATAATCGGGAGCAATTTGAGTGGGATGATTAACTTCCTTGCTTATTTTATTTGGTAAACGATCCGGTACCCGATGAACAACATATGGGCTTGCGATATTATCCCGGCTAGCATCAATGATAGCTTTTATCGTTGAGCCGATCGGGATAGCTATATGCGATGCTTCTTTATGCTGGACTTTCTGTCTGTGAATATAAAGCATGCCGTGAATGTCGTTTTTTTGGTTCCATATACCATACGCAGCCGCAAACACCTTCTTTTGGGGATTTGATGTTGTATCTGATACGGGAAACTTCTAGCCGCGCCTGAGTCGTTTGTAGTGCCAGATCCATCGCTGTTCTTAACCAGGGTTCCGCTGCATTACGTATAAGCATGAAATCATCAAATGAAAGCCTTCGACGTTTCTTTTTATCAGTACGTTTCATTTTCTTACGCTCTGCTGGGTTGTCGAGCATTAATGATTCATCAATTGCGTAGCTGAATACTTTTTTTTAAGAAAGAGACCTTTCTATTTTGAACGTTTGCTGACGCATCGTTATGATACTGTTTGATGTAATTATTAACGTGTTCCAGTGATATTTCTGACGCTGGTATATCAGTAAAAAACATCTTCATCCGTTCTATATCATTTCGCCAGTCCGCAAGAGTGTTGTCAGACGGATTTTCATCTTTAATAATACGGGAAAAAAGGCTATCAATATGATGATGAAAGGGAAGAGATTCTCCGTATTTTCCACCTGATTCTTTAACTAGTGAACTGACAGATACGGATGACTCTGGTCTCATTATATTGTTATATTCTCTCGCTATGGCAATAGCGACAGCCTTGTCGCTACCTATGTTTTTCTTTTTACCATTTGTTAGAATGAAACGATATTGACCTTTATTTCTATCAAAATATAAGTAATCAGGCAAATGCCTGAATTCCTTCTTCCTTGGTCTGCTTGCCATTTTATGAATCCCTGATTAATTCATTAACACAAGAAGAAATAGAAGACTCAACTCCCCATCTTTCTGATGAATTAACCCACACTGAACCATCGATAATTTTTCCTTTTAATTTTCCTATCTCTATCCAATGCTTGATGGTTCTATTGTCTGGAACAGAGCCTTTTTCAAACTCTCTACTCCCCCATTGACTGGCTTTCATCAGTTTAGCATTATTAATCATAATTCGACCTTAATCGGCGGGCTTGTTAATTTCGTAGTGTCTAATTTCCCTTAATTTTTTTTGCTATCTCTCTTGATATATTATCAATCTTGTTACTTAACTGCTGTAATGTTTCTATGTCATCATGATTTAAATTAAGTATTATTATCTTATTAACTAGCTCATAGAGTGTATGAAAGTATGCAATTGACATTAATTGCTCCTGTCCCTCACTTTCACCTGTTTTTAATATTCGCTTTATATTTAAATCAAATCGACCAGCATTATGTGTAATAACATATTTACCTAAATCTATTTTTATTCTCATATCTCTTTCCTTATATTACGCACATACTGAGAAAGCCAGTTTTTCGGACTGGCTTTTTTCATCTGATGCTCAGACATAATTAATTTAAACTTGGGTGTATATTTATCGAGTATTGCTGTGACTGCTTTATCGTCGTATTTGCTGAGAGATGTCAGCTCGCTTAAGCATTCCCTTGCTATTTTTCGACGTCCATTTTCTAGAACTTGGTCATTCATCTAGATTAAATTTCAAATCAGTTATTTTCATTTGTAATCCCATATCAAATCAGTTAACTCATTATTTAATAGTCTACATTTTTCAGCGACATCAATGATTTTCTGCGCTCTTTCAATGTTAGCTTCTGTAATATCAAATTCAATTTTACCCCATCCATCATGATCAGTTATGTATATTGAAAACCAATTATTTATCAATGAATGATTACTTTTAATGGCTGATATTTTAATAAAGAATAATTCACAATCTAAATAAGCCATTGTCATTCTAAGTGAATTATCAAAATACCAATCATCCAACGTGTATTTAAAATCTTTCATTGAGCAAGTTAACATAATCAAGCCTCCTCTTTTTCATTGCGTCTAATAAAATGTCCTGTACTTCACGTTTTGAATTGCGCCGTTCCATGACCATTTCATCCATTGTGTCAGCCGCAATAATGTGATGTATCCATACTGGCCGGTTATATCCGGCTTGTGCCTGGCGGGTTGGCCCGATGCGTTCAATGATTTGTTGATACTGTTCCAGGTCCCACCAGTGTGAAAAGAAAACTAGAATGTTGCCGCCGTCTTGCAAATTTAATCCATGACCGGCACTAGCGGGATGGGCAAACAAAACTGGGATCTTTCCGGTGTTCCAGTCTCTTAGTGTCTGTGGATCGTCGTTTAAGTGGCGTCCGCGCGGGAAGGCTTTAAGCAGTCGTTCTAAATCATGCTTCCAGTGATACGCGACTAGTACCGGCGTACCACCGGACTCATTGATAATACTATCCAGTGCCTGTAGTTTAGCATCGTGCAACTCGGACCAACTACCTGTATCGTTTGTATAGATAGCGCCACTCGCGATTTGCAAACATTTCATGGTCTTGGCTGCTACGTTCGGCGCTTCTATGTCTGTACCTCCAATCTCTAAAAACATTTCCTTTTCCATTGCTTTGTATTGTTTGAAGGCTTTAGCAGACAGAGTTACCTGAATGATGTTATGAATGGGTTCCTGAATATCGAACCAATCAGCAGCATTTAATGCTAGGGTCAGGTCGCGTAAGGCTTCATGTATTTGTTCTTGCGCGTATGGCCGGGCTTCAATTTTATTGATACCCGTACTGCCCATCGGAATACTGTTGAACCAACGTGAAGTAAACGTACCGAACGTACGGCCTAACCGTTCACCTTGGTCAAGAAACCAAGCCTGGCCCCATAGATCCTGTAAGCCGTTCGGTGAGGGGGTGCCTGTCAGATTTACCCAACGATGTACAAATTTGTGAGCGACTTTTGCCAGCGCTGCTGCACGTTTGCCACCTTGCCGTAACCGGAAAGATTTTAGTCGGGTACTTTCATCAGCAATGACAGTACCAAACGGCCATTTTTTCCCCAAGGTTTCCACAAGCCAGACGAGGTTGTCATAGTTCGTTGTAAAGACACTGGCATTCGTGTTTTGCAAAGCGAGAGCGCGTTCTTTAACGGAACCCGTAATCGCATGTACTTCGATATTTCTAAAGTGGTCCCACTTATCGACTTCATCAGGCCAGGTAGATTGCGCCACGCGAAGTGGCGCTAAGATTAATGACGGCCGGGTTTCTGAGCCTGCCATATACAGATTTTCTAATGCCGTTAACGTCGCGACGGTTTTCCCCATACCCATCCCGGCCCAGATATTTGAGCGCGGGATATCGATCTCATATTTAATAATGAGGTCTTGATATGGTCTGGCATGAAAGGCTTTTCGCATAGATGTACGCCTCACAGATAAATGAGTGTAGTGAATGGGGTAATGAAGTTTTTAACTTTTAAGGATGGGGATTGTGATATCTGATTGATTAGACGGCTAAACTTATATCATCGCGTCAGCTCAGTGTAGATAGCTGAAACATATTTTGCCTGATGAATCGCGTCATCTAAGGCGTTATGCCGTTCCCCATCAAATTTTATATTGTTTTTCGGGTCGATACCGATTGCGTGTCCTAATTCAACTATCGTTCTAACATCTCTATCGTTCCAAAATTTCCAGAAAACAGGGATACCACAACTTTCATAAGCCGAGCGTAAAATAATGTTGTCGAATGTTGCGCCATTTCCCCAAACTTTAATGTGGGTGTCAGTCTGCGTAAAGTCACTGAGTTCATATAAAACTGAGGAGATATCAAGCAGTTCACAACGAAAAAATCTCGGCTCTGGCTTCAGCGCTCTGTCGTAACCACCATTTCACGGTATCCCCGTCTACAGTTCCACCATATTTAATCGAACTGACTAAATCCACGGGACTGTAAAACTTATCGCCGATTTCACCCGTATTTGGGTTAAAAAAATACGGCCCCGATGGAAACAATGGCTGCGTTATGCCCGGTTCCCATCGTTTCTAAATCAAGCATCAAGTGTTCAAATTTCATCAGAGAATTCCTTCCAAATTTTTAGAATCGAGTACGAAGACCTCACAACCCAGCGCCCGTAGTTTTTCATGTTCGCGCAGCTGGTCAGGTCGTGGCTGTTGACCGGGAGCCTTGCACTCAACAAAGAGTACACGGCCCCCCCGGGAGTATAATGAGTCGATCAGGAACTGAGCGCCGACCGGGGGAAGCAAATTTATAAGCGATGCCGCCGACTTGTTGCACGGCTTTGATGAGATGCTTTTCAATACGGTCCTCGCGAATATATGCCATAACATCACCTCTTTTTCTTTTTGAGTTTTTCCCTTTCAATTTGCATCAGACAAAAGTCGGTGCGGTGTTCGCTCCATGTTTGATTTATAGGGTTACGAGAAAAGCGATTGGCTTTAGACCAAGCTTTAACAGCTTGTTTATAGTCGCCCTCACGCTCAAGCTGTGCAGCTTCACGTGCAGTCTGCAAATAAAGCGGGCTGTCTTTATTTTTAAATGCCATATATGGATCCAGAACAGGGGTTGTTTTTAGATGAAAGCGCTAACTCATGACGTGCAAGAAATGAGCTTTTGAATATTTGCCGCTGTGCAAAGAGCGGTAAATTCTTCATCTGGCTTTTCTTTAGTCAAAGCCATGTTAAACTTTTCAATGAGTTCATCGACATTCATTTGTATTAATCCTTACGATAGTGATAGGCTTCGAATCCACCTGCGTTAAGGGGTAAATCCAAAGCCCAATGCGGGTTAGTCGAAAGCAGGCTACTTAAATGCTCATGGGTAAAATCCGATATATCTTGTGCTTCTGTTAATACTTCATCATGCACAGTCAACACTATATTATATCCTGCATCTTCGATGCGCGGCATGTTCGATGCGAGTACATCACGAGCAGTGGCTTGTGTCACGTTTTCTACTAACTTCCCGCCGTAGGTATGTAGCCGTTGCCATTTTCGACTATAGGTATTCACGCCCATATAACTAATTTTACCCGCTTCAATATGGGGTGATGGATAACAAACAGCACGGCCGGATGGCAGAACAACACGCAACCAGCTTCCGTCACGCCGGATTTTTAACTTACGACACAGTAGTGTAACCCTGGGCGTTGCGATAGCACGTTTTATGGTTTCTTCAAGTTCGTACCAAAAGGACGTCGTGGCCGGATGTGCATTACGCCACATCCGCTTAAGCGAATCACAAGTAATAAAAATTCGTTCGGTTAAACAGTATGTTTTGTCCTGCTCTACCGATTTCTGATACCAACTCAATGACTCACGTTGAACGCTGACCGGGACATTAGTTAAAGCGGCATCCGCAAGGGCTTCTAAGTCTAAGCTATACGCGGCTGCAAATGTCAGGAACGCGCCGACACCGCCACCGTAGCCCAAACCCAGTTCCATAACTTTCCCAATCTGGCGCTGGTCTTTCGTGACTTCATCAGGCTGGATATTGAAAGCACGTGCGTAAGCCAGCTTGTAAAGATCGTGACCGCTGCCCTCGTCGAAATCTCGAAATGCCTGAGTTTTCCAGTCTTCGCCCGCCAGCCAGGCAAGGACGCGGCCCTCGATATTAGACAAGTCGCTTACAACCAGTTTTTTTACTTTTAGGCGCAATAATACAACCGCGCAATGCGGAACTGGTCAACTCCATGACGTTATCAAACAACAAATCTGCGGCACCTGCTTTTAGTGCGTCGATACCAAAATCAATGACATCTTGCTTTAGTGCTGGCCGTGGGAGATTTTGAGGCTGGAACAACCTCCCAGCCCAACGACCTGTACGTGACGCGCCACAAAATTGTAAGGTGCCGCGCAAACGTCCATCCCGGTTTACCCCATTTACCAACGTCTTATATTTACTTGTACTCGTCGTGCTTGCTTGCAGGCGAATACTGAGTAACTCGCATAGTTCAAGCGGTAAATCTGGGTCGCTTATCCGACGTTGCAATGTACTGGCCTGCATATCCGGCAGTTCAACGCCATAGCATGTGGTGATATGCTGCAACAGGGCGTCACGCTGCGTTGCTGCATGTACATCATCGTCAGTTAAGGCTTGGGTACGTTTTGCAAGCTGTTTCTGCTCCTGATTGACCGCCGTGATAGCGGCGTTGGCAAGTGTGATATCCATTCCAACCCCGCGATCATTGATGCGTTGATCAAGATGCCACAAAGCCAACTCAATGCCTTGGTAATTCCAAACAGGTAGCTTTTTATGCACTTCGCGCATGGCGTCAATATCCAGTCCGGCATATTCAATAAAACGTTGCCATTCGTCAGGGTGGGTTTCGCGAGTCGCTCTGCGCACTTTAGAATTCTTCGGACGTGGCTTGCAGAACAGCTGGATAAATGTTTTGCCTTCTTTATCTTTGGTTTTATCTTGTGGAACGTTTAATACTTCACATAAAGTGCCTAACGCTCCCGGTAAACCATGTGCCAGCGCTTGCGCCATTGTGTCGCGCCAGCGGGCTATTTTTTCACAGGGATGTGGCAACGCTTTACGACCTTGAAATAACTGGCTACGTGAATGAATGACAATTGTGCGATCGAAATGTGAATTATGCGCGTAGATTTCCACATCCGGATCGTACAGAGTTATCCGGAGTAATTCGGGCATTTCCTCATTGCTAGTAACATCCCACACGTTGACTTGTTCATCGTCAATGGCCCAGGCAAAGAGCATAATCTCCGCGCCTTCGGCATAAGCGTGTATCCCATTTTTGATGGGGGTTTCACTATAGGTTTCCAGGTCGAGCCAGAGAATCTTTGGCATGATGCATGGCCTTCTATAAGAGTACCCGGTCTGAGTGACCGGGTAATGTACGGTTAGATTAGGGCTTCGGCATCCGCTCCGGCGCTGATATCGTCAAAATCATCAACTGAGGCGACACCGCCGCCAGCAAAGGCATCTCCATCTTTCCGGAACTGAATGCCACACAGCGACGCTGAAATGCCTTTACCCTGGTTGTCGTAAGCGAAGATTTCGATTGAGGCGTCTACATAACAGCCTGAGTATGGGCGTCCGTCTTGCGCTGTCAGCGGGGTACGGTCTCTGTCGATAACAAGAGGGCGTGCTTTATTGTTAGCGCTGATGTACATACTGCCCTCGTATCCGTCATAGTCGGATTTTTCATCGCCGTCGCGGAAGTTAAATCGCATTGAGTTTCCGCGAATGCTTTTAAGAACGGTATCGGCTTTCGCGCCCCATTTATTTTCAGCCACTTTTTTTGATCGCGGCTTCGATGTTCGCGATTAGCGCTTTATCGGCTTTAGGGATTAAAAATGTGGCACGGAATTTAAAATCGCCCTGACAGTTAACTTGGGTGGCTTCAAATAAATCGGGGAATGCTAAACGAACGTTGGTTAATTTCACTTTCATGTTGAAATACCTTTTTTATTTAGATGAGGGATTCAGCGGCTTCGATATCTTCAAAGTCGTTGAGAAGGTTCACGAAAAAAGATTCTCTGGGGTCAGATTCAAAGGCTATTGTGGGTTTACCCTCTGGGCGAATAATTAACCCTTCCAGCTTTTCCCATTTTTCCGGGCTTGATTTTTTTAAGGAGCTTTTCGGCTTGAGGTGGAGTCAGCAGCTTACGCTGATACATCTCATCCTTTTTAATTTTCAGTTTCTTAAAAAGGGCTTCGGCATCTGTTTCACTACTCCATGTCCTGTTACCAGGTTTGCCTACTACAAGTTTAAAACCGGGAATATGCAGGCCGCTCTGTAGCGTTGTAAATGCGGCATCACGTACTCCTTTACACCAAGCTTCGACTTCATCGACTACGTGCAACATTTCACCAAGATATTGGCTATCTGCTTTTGCGAGTTGCTGTTGCGCGATTTGTAAAGCATCAGCAACAGGCATTGGGTCATCGATGACATCGAAATCGTTTAACAGTGACGCGGAGACATAGGCAGCTTGAGCCGGGCATTTACCGCGTCGCTTACACCAGCGGCAGGTTTTTTCACCGGGTTGAAACGAGGATACCGGTATACCGTCCGGGCCATACGTTTCCGCTTGTTCTGCCAAGTCAAGGACATTCGCCGCAATGCTTTTCACGTTTTGCCCGAACTCATTCAGGTTGTCGATGCTACATGCGTATTCACTGACGTGATTAATTCGCGGCTGATGAATAAACATTCGAACGCTATTAAAGTCATACACTAAACCGAATTGATCGAGTGCCCCCAGTGCGTACAACATGAGTTGCGGGTTCTCAAACGCGTCGACTTTTTCATAGCCGTATTTAAGATCATGAATTTGCAACTCATCATCTTTAACAATGATGACGTCGGCGGTACCGAATGAATTTTTAACACCGGTTACGCTTGAAAAATCAACACGCTCTTCGATGAAAAGATCGCCGTCCTGTGCTAAGTTCCAGATAGTTTCGACATACTCATCGACGTATTCAACCATTGTCGGATCGACTTGTGGTGTTCCTGCTTTCAGCAATGGATAGGTACCTAAGTATTCGGCAGTGCTCAGACCGTAATTTGCCGTTTGAAGACGGTTTCTAAGTACACATTCCGCTAATGCGTGAGCCGCAGAACCTTCTTGTGCGTTAGATGTTGTTGTATCGGGTTCAAACTGTTCTATCGCCAATGCAGCGGAGCAATTAAGCCATCTGTGGGCGCTGGATGGAGAGAGCTTTGCATGAAGTTCAGGCATGGCTACCCCTCCAGCGCCGCTTTAGCTAATGCTACGACTTCCGATAGATGTTCTTCTGCAACCTGACCCAATTTTTTTAGCGTCAAATTTTGCTAAAATATCAACGGCTTCATTGCGATATCCGTTTTTAACGAGTTGTAAGATTAGTGTTTCAGCCTCTTTAAAAAGCAATTTTGGGTCAGCTACGGGTTTGGGTTCCGGCGCTTCACCATCGTTAGTTTCGGTGTGATTCTTTCCTTCACTTAACAGTTCGAGAGCAAATTCACGGCGTTCAGTGATGCCTGGGATATCATCCCAGTTAGCCAGCATTTCAATGCACAGGTCGATCAAACGGGAATGACTTAGCGCTTTTACTTCTTGTAATCCCTGCAACGCTGCATCGAGCGCGTCAACCTGCCCGTTTCTGGCATCTCCAACCGCGTTAATAACTTCATTCGCTGTTGAAACTTTATCATCCGTGATTGGATGAACGTTATCTTTAAACAGCACGGCGAGTGCAACGATTGTTTCAAAGCTGATAGCATCGATGTTAACCGGTGTTGCTTCCACTATAATGGATTTTTCGCTTTTCTTTGTACGGGTTGGCTTTGTATCCGGCGTGAGCGTATTGTTGCTCAGTGCTGCCAATAATTGGGTTAACAATACGTTTTGTTGTTCAAGTAACGTATTATTTTGCTGCAATGATGTTTCTAAACTCATTGTTTTTATCCTCACTCAGATATAAAGAATAATGGGAAATTGGGTATTCGGATTACGAGCTAATTCAGCTCGCTTACGCAGCCAGCGTAAACGGCGAACCGCGTTATTCGCCGGGAATTTTTCAATAGGAATAGGCTTGGCTTTTAGCATGGCTAAATCCTCGTTTTATTTTCATGATATACCTCCAAGGCTCTCCACTGGCCTCACTACTCCGATTAACAAAGATTCATTGAATTTATTATCTGCTTAACTTCTTCGTAAGATTCTTTGAATTCCAAATTGCTGGGATAACCGTCTTCTCTTTGTAAATAAACTCCGCTTAAATTTGAACCGATTATTGTTTTATGCTCTTATTGCGGCTAAAGCAAATTCTAAAGCAGAATAGAATTTGTTAATAGCTTCGATATAAAGATTTATTTTATTAATATCCTTTTCATTGATTTTTAATTCAAGTAGCTGACCGATAATCTCGCATGATGATCCTTCTATAGCATCAATTGCATAAGCAATTTCAAAATCAATTTCAGTTTCAACTACAGATTCAGCACTCACTTCAACAGTATCTTCAATATTGCATTCTTTTTTCATTGTTTAGTCCTTATATTTAATTATTATTTACAAATAATATTTACGTTATTCGATGTTGCCGGCTTTCATTTCAGAAGCTATGAATTTGATAACTTCTTTCAATTTAGCATCAGAGTTGATAGTTGCGGGTAATTCTTCCTGAATGTCGCGACTTACATTTTCGGCACTATAGAATGAAAGATGAACGGGAATTTCTTTTTGTGCTGGCTCACCAAACATCGCCGCGAGACCGTTGTTGATGATATAAGAAAACAGAGGCTCATCAGACCATTCACCATCTTCATTGATGATACGAAACCAAACTGCTTTCACATAAACATCTTCTCCATCAGTTTCACCAATAAAAGCTTCATTGTTTGTGTCTATGCCGATGTTGTGTTTTGCCGCGAATTTGATGATTGATTTGCTGATGTTCATTATTTAACCCTCATAGGCTTAATTGATAAGGGGCTTCCGTGCCAATGCTTCCTGTTGTATTCCCCGGTTTGGCAAAAAATGGACTTAATAAAGCGCCTTATTTGAGACGCTTTATAAATGCACTTCGCTTTGTGATTACATAATGTGTTCCTCCTGTGGTTGAAATTTGCACGACTTATCAGCTATACCGGCGCATTCATCTATACGAGCTTTGATCGCCACGCGAACCCGTTTGCCTTCATTCCTATTCCAGCGCCAATCGGCTATGAAGCAATCCGATATGCCTGTTGTGCGGTCCAAATTGTTAAAGAGCAGTGTTGTTTGTTAGGTTGTTAAGATAAGCATTCTTAACTTAGTCATTAAAGTTAAGCAATCTAAACGTGGATTGTCAAGAAAAAAAGTTAAGATAAATAAATTTATTTTCTTGAGATAAAGAAAAGCCCGCTATATAAACGGGCTTATTTAGTTGGAAGGAATTAGAGGGTAACCGTATACCAAAACACTCTACCTATGATCCGTATTTCGTTTGCTTTTTCACCTATACATTCATCATCTGCATAATCACGACGATTATATGAACGAATACGTATCCCACCTGGCACACGATATAAAATTTTCACACGGAGCATACCGCTATGTTCTATAGCATACATGTTACCGTCTTTGATAACTGTGTTTGTAGTGTCAATACCTACAACCGCGCCATCCGGTAATACTGGTTCCATGCTGTCACCCGTGATATATACACATGCTGCATGTTCGGGATTAATGCCTGCTTTGAGAAGCGCAGAACGAGCAAATCGTAATTTGTTTCCTCGGTGATCAAGTTCAACAACGCTTTCTTTCCCAGTTGATAACGATATCTCTTTGAAAAATGGCATTTCTATTTCATCCTCACTGAGTGGTGTTTCCTCGTCACTCCCGTAATCAAATGCGGCGATTGTGCTTGCATTCGCAGTGATTTCCGGAGAATGATTTGCATCGGTATTCACACCATCCAGTAAATAATTTACGGTCACGCTCAATTCTTTAGCGAGATTAACGAGATTTTTGCCATTGGGTGCAGTTACACCAGATTCCCATTGTGAGATTGTCGCTTTTGTTACGCCGATTCGCTTTCCTAGGGCTTCCTGCGTAATTTTTTTGTTTCAATCTTGACTGACGTATTCGTTCATTTTTCATGTCATTGCCTCTTAATTAGTTTAGATAGCTTAACTCAACTGCTGTAATGTTGTCTTGACTTGTTCGTTTAGTTTTCTTAACCTTGAGGTTAGTTAAACTATTTCCAAGGAAGCCGTGATGAAGAAAATAGACGCTATAGCGCTGGCGGGTAGCAAAGCTAAGTTGGCACGTTTGCTAAAAGTCTCAAAAGGAGCAGTTTCACAGTGGGGAGAGGATATCCCTGAATTAAGAGCATTACAGATAGAAAAATTACTAAAAAATAAAAAGCATCTGTTAAATCACAACGAGGCGTAAAGGTATGCAGATACGCTACTCACGAGGCCAAAATGCGATTGATGTACATCCCGTTCCGCTATCTGTACCCGATTTTGATACGTTTGAACGTACAGTTTTGACGGATAAAACCGCTATTGGTGTTAAGGATAACGACGATAAAGTAATACTGGGTAAGAAAAAGAAACGCTTACCGTATATCTGGCGCTACCCAAAAGATAGCGTTCTCGGCCGAGTTGCGACAAACGTTGCTGAATGTTGTTACCTTTCTCTCGACTTAGACGGTACTACGGCGGAAGGATGGGAAACCGTCAAAGCTTTTCTAAATAGTTTTCGCGGTTTTGCTTACACGACTGCCAGTCATTTACACATTTCGGCAGCAAGTAAGCAACGCTGGCGGATTGTGCTAGCCACATCTCGAACCGTTTTACCGGATGAACTGTTGCATGTCGGCAGTGCTTTTGAAGCGCTACTCATGGACAGCTACGACTTGATCTGTGACGCACCGATTAAGTGGGATAATCGCGTTTACCAACCCTCACAAATATTGTTCCTGCCCGATGAGCGAGCTGAAAGCGTAACATTTCGGGGCGTGCCTGTTGATGTTGACGCTTTACTGGCATCAGTACCACATGACGAAAAGTGCGTTATTCAGCATACGGATCTGGATAGCTTTGATAGAGATGTCAAATTGCATCAGCTTAGCGACCATGTTTTTGACGACCTGCGTAGCGCGTTATGGTACCCGGCTGTACTGACTCATGCTGAAACTTATCCCAGTTGGGTAGATATGGGCAACCGCCTTGCATGGTTCAAATTTACAGAATACGAAGACCAGGCGCGTGATTTGTGGCTTGAATGGTCCGCTGCGGCAACGAATTCAGATCCCGATTCCGCCGCCGCCAAGTGGGACTCAGACGCGCTACGCGCGGAGCGTACCGAGTTCACCTCAATTTTCGCACTGGCGCAAAAAGCAGGCTGGAAAAACCCTGCAACAGAACGCGGGATGCCGGTTGCCGTTGGTGAGCAGGATTTCGACGTTATCGAAGTTGATGACGACGAACCCGCGCCTTTACCCGCGTTAAAGCGTGATAAGTACGGCCAGATCGAATCAACTATCGATAACGTCGCCAAGGCAGTAGCACGGCCTGATTTTTGTGGCTTACAGATCCGCTTTGACCAGTTCAGAGATGAGATCATGTTTACGCCAGAAGGTACCGAGCAATGGCAAACGTTTAGCGATGCTGATTACTCACGATTACGCATTACCTTAGAGCAGAGAAGTTTTAAACCCGTAGGCAGGGAGTTAATCAGAGATGTGGTGTTGTTAGCTGCGGATGAACAACCGTTTGATTCCGCCATTCAATGGCTGAATACATTGAAATGGGACGGAGTACCTCGTGTTGAGCATTTTTACCATACGCATTTCGGCGCTGAAGATTCGCAATATACCCGGGCGGTTTCAATGTATATGTGGACCGCGTTAGCCGGGCGCGTTATGGCACCCGGTTGCAAAGCCGATATGGTACCCATTCTTGTTGGGGCGCAGGGTTGCGGTAAATCAACCGGCGTTGCGGCGTTGTCGCCAGATCCGGAATTTTTCACCGAAATTGCACTGGGCGAAAAAGAAGATGACCTGGCGCGAAAAAATGAGGGGCCGGCTGGTGGGTGAAATCGGCGAATTGCGCGGACTTCATACCAAAGAACTTGAAGCCATCAAAGCGTTTATTTCTCGCACGCATGAGAACTGGATACCTAAGTACCGGGAGTTTGCCACCCAGTTCCCTCGCCGTATCGTGTTTATCGGTACCACGAATCAGGATGAATTTCTAGCCGACGATACTGGCAATCGGCGCTGGCTTCCCGTCCGTGTAAAGAAAGTAGATGTTGACGCCATACGTGGAGACCGATTGCAGCTTTGGGCGGAAGCGCGAGAGCTATTCAGTCAGTCGGGTGTTGCTTTTCAAACCGCCGAATGCCTCGCTACCGAAGTTCATGAGCAACACATGATAAAGGATGTGTGGTTAGAAACCGTCACGCGTTGGCTGGACGAGCCAGACGCAATAACGGGGGAAAAGCCTCGTGACAGGGAGTTTCTACTCGCAAGTGACGTCCTGCGAGAAGCGCTGAACTTTGACCCTTCACGAATCGGTAAACGGGAAGAGATGCGAGTGGGCAATGTATTAGCTGATTGCGGTTATAAACGCGTCCGACGAACGGTGAAGGGAAAACAAATTCGCGTGTGGGGGTGTTTAGACCACCTAGACCACCTCTGCGATTTGTTAGTTTAAGGTGGTCTACCATTAAATGATTGAATTTAAACATACAAGACCGCTTAGACCACCTAGACCACCTTTTAGTAAAGAACCCCATTATATATATAAGTGGCTTAAAGGATAACAATAGCGGTTTATGTGGTCTAGGTGGACTGAAATCTAATCACCAGGTGTTCATCTTGCTGATATATAACATATTTATTTAAGACCACTTAAAACCTACAAAGGTGGTCTAGTAAATTAGATATCTGCTTGTACCCCACTGCCCAAATTTTGCACGTAGGTATGGGGAAAAAGGGGAGAAAAGTCTCACGAATCTGTAAACGCGAAGAGATGCGAATAGTAGCGTATTAAAAAAATTGTGGTTATAAACGCGTTCAGCGTCGTGTTGAGGGAAAAAAATGTAAGGTCTGGGAAAATGTGGAACCCGCTGGAACCACCTTTTAATAAAGATTTTTGTTACGGAGCGGATTTTGGCGAAGAAAACTATGGCTTATGGAACCACTTGGAACCGCCTATGTTTTGATGTGGTTCCGCTACAAGGCGCGTACAGTCTGGCTTGTAACCACTGGAACCACTGGAACTACTGGAACCATCTTTTAATAAAGAACCCCATTATATATATATATAAGTGGCTTAAAGGATAACAATAGGAAAATAGCGGGTCCGGTGGGTGCATTGGGATTATGTCGTTGAAAATAAAAAAAGTTAAGGTGGGTACGGGTTAATGGATAGGTGGGTACACATGCAAGGCAACTCAAACCGTAGCAAACCGAGAAAAACTACATAAAAATACAGGTGAAAAGTGATGCGAGATATTCAACAAGTACTTGAAAGATGGGGATGCTGGGCGAATAACTTCACCGGCGTAGACTGGTCGTCGGTTGCCGCTGGCTTTAGTTGCTTGCCTCGTGCGGCGCATTCACAGCAAGGGCCGTCATGCTCAGACGCTGACGGTTTAATCATCGATATGTGCGTTGCCCGCCTGCGCTTTATCGACTGCGCTGACGAGCTGGACTGTATTGAGCGGTATTACATGTATGGCTGGTCAAAGCGTTCCATAGCACGTCACTTGGACTGCCACGAGCGTGAAGTCAGGCGCATGATGCAAGTCGCCGAAAGCTTTATCGCCGGGTGCCTTGAGATGCTCGATATTAAACTTGACATGGACGATGAAGTTAATACTGAAAAGCCTTGTGCGGCCCGCAAAAACAGTGTTAATATGTAGAAAATGGTTTCTTGCATCCTAAACAAAGCCTCGCTCTTCCCGCGAGGCTTTTTGCATTCTGCGAAAAAAGAAAACCTCATTATGATAACTATTACTTTCCTAATGATTATTAATTGATTTTTACGGGGCACTTTGTCTGAGTTAAGTTGTCAGCATTGTCCTTATTTTAATATGGCTAATCGGATGTTGCGTAGGTAATATCTAAAAGAAGTTTGGTAAGGTTAGTTCATATAAATAAGGGGGTATTATGATAAATAAAAAAAATAAGTGTTCTTGCAGGATTTTTTTTTATCTCTGGTTGCTGGAACAGGGGTTGCTGCTGAGAAAATAACAACTGGGCAAGGAGTCATTGATCCCAATAGTTTTAACTGCGATAAATTCATGTCATCTGGTTATTACATGGGAAAATTGGATTATGTGGTATCTCTAAATCAGTTGAACAGCACTCATTATTGGTTTGTAAGTTCAGAGCAAGATAATAAAACAGGGTGCGTTCGAGTTGACGAATCAAAAGTAAAGCAAGCTCAGATTATTCATGATGCTTTCCTTCAAGGGAAAATTGTGAAAATTAAACTGAATGGATTTGTCATAGAAGCTATGTCATATTGATTTTGTTATATACCATTCCAGGCTGCGCATGGCGTGGCCTTTTTTTTTTAGATAGACCCTATGCCTGCCTGCCTGTGTAACAAGTGACACTTCTTGTTTTTTCCTCTCAAATGAGGTATAAAAATCGGAAGTGAATTTACAGACAGAGACTACGGCATGCAAGCATTAAAAATTTACACTGAAGGACAAGCAGTAGATAAATTGGAGCAACTTGGCCTAAATCATGACAACTTCATTTATGCCTTATCTAAGGCTATTTATGAAAGCAAGAGAAGCTCACCGCTACATCCACGTAATGACTCAATGTTAAGGGCTTGGAGTGAAACCGTTGCTTCTTTTCGTGAAAGCGTAATCATGAATGATAGTGGTTGGAGCTACGTTCTAACCGATGGCCTTGAATTAACAATAAATTCTACTTTGGGGCTGAGTGTTGTTGTATCCAGTGGGGATAAAGATACTGGGTTGGCAGATGGTAGTCCCAGAACAAAAAAATGCTAAGGGTAATGCCATAAAAAAATGTTGTAAATAATAATCAGACATTAGAGTTGTTTTCATCCAACGAAGTTACACCAATAACTGAAACGGCAATCCCTGTTGACTCAACGAAAACTTATGTTTTCTTGTATTTTTTTGATTTAGACAAACAAGAAGTGCGTTGTGAGCTTTCACTTCCTGATGGTATGTCTAATTATTTTTCGCAAAACAAAATCGATTCTTGGGCGGAAAGGATTATTTTACCATCGGTGTCATTTTCTTCAGCCGTTGAACCTAATAAGCATGAGCAGGAAGAATTTACAGAAGAGTTCGATATTCCTGTGTCAAGAAAATAACTATTATGAACGAGAGAATTAATCCTGAGCGCTTAAAACTGGCTCGTTTGCGTAGGAAATTGACTTACAGTGCATTGTCTGAAATCACTGGCTTATCAACTAAGTCGTTAGCAGGATATGAAAAGTTTGATAACCTGTTTATGCCTACAGAGCAAACTATACAATTAATCGCTGATGCGCTTAATTACCCCAAAGAATTTTTCTTTGGAGAGGAAGTGGAGTTCGTTGAGCCTTCAACAGTGTCATTTCGATCTTTAAAAAGTTTAAAGGCAGCAGATCAACATGCTGCTGAAGCAGCCGGTTCGTTAGGGGTTATAGTTAATTCTTTTTTTTGAGAGCAAATTCAATCTGCCGCAATCAAATTTACCCAATTTAAGAGGGTATGAGCCTGAAGCTGCGGCAGAAACATTGCGTGAAATATGGGGACTGGGAACAAAAAAGTATTTCTAATATGGTGCACTTACTTGAAGCCAATGGAGTTAGAGTTTTCTCATTGGCTGAAAACACATTAAAGGTGGATGCTTTTTCATTTTGGAAAAATGAAACGCCATATGTATTTTTAAATACACAAAAATCCGGGGAAAGAAGTCGTTTTGATGCCGCCCATGAGTTAGGGCATTTGGTATTACATAAGCATGGTTCGCCACAAGGAAGAGATGCGGAAGATGAGGCAGATAAGTTTGCGTCTGCGTTTCTTATGCCTAAAAGAACTATTATTGCGTTAAAAATGAACTTTCCTACACTTGATGAAGCTATTCGATTAAAAAGAAATTGGCGTGTTTCAGCTGTAGCTTTGATTGTTAGAATGAAACATGTTGGGATTCTAACGGAGTGGCAATACAGGACATTGATGATTGAGGCTAATAAGAGAAACTTACGATACAGGGAAATTGAGGGAGTAGAAAGAGAACGCTCAATATTGATTGAAAAGATGCTAGCTATATTAAAACAAGATGGTTTTAAGTTAAGTGACTTGTCAAAAAAGCTTTTTATACCGATTGAAGAGCTGACTAATCTTTTATTTATGGTGGCTCTAATTCAAGGAAATAACGGTATTAATCTTAAGAATAAAAGTACAGCTAACTTAAAGATTGTTTAGGTATAATAATTAATTAAAACTAGTCATATTCATCTACATTTAGAAATCACTACAAGGCTGCGTAAATACTCAGCCTTTTTAATTCTTATTGTTTTGAGAATAATCTTTGGTTCCAAATCATGCCGCTGTAATCACTCCCAGTACTTCAGTATCTCCTGTTTCGGCTGGCATATTAACTACAACTCACAGGGGTAACATAGTTCACCCCACGGACGCCCATTTGATGGGGGTGGATATGAAACTCATGGACAAGCAACCAGACATCTGGATGCAGCTATGGTTGTGGCTGCTGTCAGTCAAAGAACAAGGTTTAGGTGCGGCACTGGCTGCAACAATGGCGTATCTCAGAGGCAGATATAACGGCGGTAAATTTTGGAAGACAATTATTGACGCGATGATGTGCGCTTTAATTGCATGGTTTATTCGTGATTTGTTGGTCTTTTTAAATCTGAGTACAGACCTGGCATATATCGGCAGTGTGATTATTGGTTATCTGGGCACTGACTTTTTCGGCCAATTGATGCGTGGGACCTTGAATAACAAAGCGGGAATAAAAGAATGACTAGAGGCATTCGAAATCATAACCCTGGCAACATTCGTTGGGGTGATGACTGGCAAGGTTTGGTACCGGAATCACAACGTACCGATAAATCTTTTTGCCAGTTTGTCAGCCCTGAATATGGTATTCGGGCAATGGTGAAGGTTATTAGAAACTATAACAACAAGTACGGTATTAACACTGTTAGCGGCATTATTTCACGATGGGCACCCGCCAGTGAAAATAATACTGATGCCTATATTAACCACGTATGTAAAGGTACGGGAGTGACTCGCGATCAGGTTGTTGATGTATTTAATAAAGTATTTATGACAGAGCTTATTAAGTCCATTATTACCATGGAAAATGGTAGTCAACCTTATAGCAATGAGGTCATTAATAAAGCTTTTTCGCTTTTGTAGAGCGATATTATGAAGTTTAACTCTCGTGGTTATACGGTGATTGCGCTGGCGCTTGTCTGTCTTATTGCTTATCACTATCGAAGTCAATATACAGACCAGCTTAATACAAGCCTCAGGCTGCAAAACGAGTTGCTGGAACAACAGAATGAAATCGTTAATCAGCAGGAGCGGATAAGGCTCCTGTCTGAACTGGATAATCAGCATACAAAGGAACTTGCTCATGCCAAATCTGAAATTGATGTTCTGCGCAATGATGTTACCGCTGGTCGTCGCCGGTTGCGCGTCGCGGCCACCTGTCATCAAGGCAAAGTCGGCTCCTCCGGCAGCGTGGGCCATGCAGACACCCCACGACTTAACCCGGCAACTGAACAAGATTATTTCGATCTCCGAAGAATGATTGTTGAGAACGAACAGCAAACGAAGTACTTGCAAGGGTATATTAAAACTCAGTGCCAGTAGGTGAAGAAATGAAAACGGAAGTTGACTTGATTTACTTCGAAAAAGACCGTGAAGAGGGCACGCAACTCAGTAAATACTACGTATCACACAGCAATTCAGAAACTATACTTGAGCAAACCCTTGTTATTGAAGAAGACCAATTCGGTAGATATACCGCAAAAATGGAATTTGAAGACTTTCGAGGATTGAAGTCAGAGAAAGAAGCCGCTTTAAAACTGGCCGACTGGATGCGACGCATGAGTGAAGCGATAGAAGATCACTGGCAGGACAAGAAGCAGTATCCAGAGCCAGCTTCTCTTGCTGAACAATGGAAAGCATTACCATCGCAGAGCAAATATAGCTCAGTCAAGCCCAAATCTTGATTTATAACATTCTACAAAAGGTGCTCATGAAGTGCCTTTGATAGAATTTTGTATAAGTATTTGAGGCTGGTGGTCTCGCGATAGTCCGGGACTATATTTCAGCATGTAGCATAAAGTTCTGATTACAACTGTTTCAATTTTATTTAAGGGAAAGAGATGGCACAAAAGAAAGTCACGCTCACAGATGAGCAGAAGATTCTTTTCGATGCCTTAACTCCATTACAGCAGAAATTTGTCACTCACATTCTTAAGGGTAAGAACTTAACAGATGCTTACAGGCTGTCAGGGGGAAAGGCTAAAGGAGAATCAGCGCATACCCAAGCAAGTAGAATGATGAGTTTTGATAAGGTCAAAGCCTTTCTCGACGCAATGAACCAAGAAGCCGTTTCTGATGCCGTTATGAGCCGTCAGGAAGCCCTAGAACGGCTGTCTTCGATGGGCCGTGTCTCTATCTACGATATAGCGGAGTTTCGTAACTGTCAGATTGGGGAAGACGACGAGGGTAAGCCTGTTTATCAAGCTTCATGGCAATTCAAAGACTCAGCCCTACAAGACCCAATGTATCTCAGCGCAATCTCAGAACTGACGGCGGGTAAAGACGGCATCAAGTTAAAGCTTCATGATCCGAAAGCTGCCATTAAACAACTGGCTGATATGCTGGGATGGGAAGCGCCGAAGAAAACTGAAGTTACGGGGGCTGGTGGTGGGCCGATTAAAACAGAGAGCATCAATATGACACCCGATGAAGCTGCCGAGCTTTATCGTAAGATGATGGGATGAGAAAAGTGCTGGAAGTAAGTATTTAACGCTGAAAAACGGCTATGCATTTTTACCCCGTTTTTATGCACAATTTATGCAGTTAATTTGTATTCTTTTTGAATAGAAAACTCTGATAAATAAGCCTCTTATTGTCATTTGATGATGAGTGCCGATCTCGCGGTGCACTTAAGAGCCATTATGTTAAATAGAGCCTCAAATCGACAATTTTTCATGTGGATGACATATGCCGATCCCATTCCCTTTTGACTTTAAAAAACCAGACTATACGCAAGTGTTCGAATGGCGAATGGAGCGGTTACAACGTATTCGTAAGAACCCGGATTCATTACCTGCGTTGAGAGCTTTTTATAAAGATAATCCAGCCCAGTTCATCATCGACTGGGGGATGACCACTGATCCGCGCAACATTGATTATGGCTTACCTGTCACTATCCCATTCCTGTTATTTCCGAAACAGGAAGAATGGGTTCATTGGATTATGGAACGGTGGCGTAATCAGGAAAATGGTATTACTGAAAAAAGCCGTGAAATGGGGCTGAGTTGGACGGCGATTGGTATGGCCTGTTCACTTTGTCTGTTTAATAAAGAAATGGTGATCGGCTTTGGTTCGCGCAAAGAGGAATACGTAGATAGCACAGGTGATCCGAAAGCTCTGTTTTGGAAAGCCCGTAAGTTCGTTGAAACGTTACCAGGTGAGTTTCGCGGTAGCTGGAATGAGAAGAAACACGCACCTTATATGCGTGTCGAGTTCCCCGATTCTGGTGCAGTGATTAAAGGTGAGGCAGGCGATAACATTGGGCGAGGCGACCGTACAACACTTTATCTTGTTGATGAATCAGCATTTCTTCAACGTCCGTTATTGATTGATGCGTCGTTATCACAAACAACACGGTGCCGTATTGATCTTTCATCAGTTAACGGTATGGCAAATCCGTTCGCACAAAAGCGTCACGGTGGAAAAATCCCAGTATTTACATTCCATTGGCGCAGTGACCCGCGTAAAGACGATGAGTGGTACAAAAAAGAGTGCGAGAAAATTGATAACCCGGTCGTCATAGCACAAGAGCTGGATTTGAACTATAGCGCCTCTGCTGAAGGGGTTCTCATTCCTTCTGATTGGGTTCAGGCTGCCATTGATGCGCACGTTAAATTGGGCATCCAGCCGACAGGGCAACGTTTAGGGGCGATGGACGTGGCAGATGAAGGCCGGGACAAAAACGCATTCTCTGCCCGATACGGTTTCTTGCTTGAAGATGTGAAAGAGTGGTCGGGCGTTGGGAGCGACATCTACGCGTCAGTGGTAAAAGTGTTCAATTTTTGCGATGAGCATGGCCTTGATGAATTCAGGTTCGACGAGGACGGCTTAGGGGCTGGCGTGCGAGGTGATGCGAGAGCTATTAACGAACTGCGCAAAGCTGAACGTCTGAGGCAGATAACCGCTACACCGTTTCGCGGAAGCGGCGGCGTATTCGATCCTGATGAGGAGGCAGTGCCGGGCGACAATGGAAAACCGGCCCGTATCAATAAGGACTTTTTCGCCAACGCCAAAGCACAAAGCTGGTGGCATCTACGTAAATTATTTCGCAATACATTTCGTGCTATTCAAGGCATGGATTACAACCCAGACGAAATTATTTCTATTTCAGGCAATCTCGATAATAAAGACAAATTGATCATTGAACTATCCCAACCGACCTACTCAATAAATGGTGTGGGGAAAATCGTTGTGGATAAACAACCAGACGGTACGAAATCACCGAACCTTGCCGACACTGTGATGATCAATTATGCGCCGATGGATGCTGATCTGGATATTTGGCGGTCACTAGGAAGGAATGGTTAATGGCCCGTAAAAATCGCCGCAACGGCGCACAAAAGCCCGTTAGGACTGCTGACGGGTACAACAACTTTACTGCAAAACTGGGTAGCTATACATCGAACATTCAAACCGGTGGTACCTACATTCCCGGCTACATTTCACGCAATCGAGTTCAGATTGAGTTTGGCTATCGCAGTTCCTTCTTGATTGGCGCGGGCGTGGATGCGATGGCTGATGATATGACACGTAAAGGCATATCAATTAGTTCAAGGATGAAGCCAGATGCAAAAGGAAAACTGGAGACGTTTTGGGAAGATATCGGGATTTGGGACGAACTCAATAACACGTTGAAATGGTCTCGTTTGTACGGTGGTGCACTGCTTGTGGTGTTGATTGACGGACAAGACCCGTCAACGCCTCTCAACCTTGAGACGATTGGTGAGGGACAGTTCAAGGGCACACTGTGTCTTGACCGGTGGATGGTCAAACCGACAGACAGTGACTTGGTAAAAGAGTACGGCCCACACTTCGGAAAACCCAAATTCTATAATGTGGTCATTAATCAACAGGGAATTCCGCCTTGGAAGATTCACCACTCACGAGTGATACGAATGGAAGGCGATACGCTGCCATTTCAGCAAGCTCAAACAGAAAACGGCTGGGGGATGTCAGTGGTAGAACGCATTTTCGAGCGAGTTCAAGCGTTCGATACTGCAACGGTAGGCACGACTCAACTTATTCACAAAGCGCACTTGCGTACATACAGCATTGACGGGTTACGGAAAATATTAGCTACAGGCGAAAGAAGTCCCGCATATGCCGCACTGATGAAGCATATGGACATGATCCGCGAGTTTCAGACAATTGAAGGCATGACGCTCATGGATGCGGCGGATACATTCCAGACGCATAGTTACTCATTTGCAGGGGTTGCTGATGTCATATTGCGTTTTGCTGAACAAGTCTCCGGGGCGACGGGTATCCCATTAGTTCGCTTGTTTGGTCAGTCTCCATCGGGCTTCAGTACCGGCGACGGCGACCTAGAGAACTACTACAGCCGGGTTAACACACTACAAGAAAGACGTCTCAGGCGACCTTTGCGCTGGCTGCTGGATATCTCGCATCGGTCGCTCTTTGGTGAGCCGCTTCCCAGCAATTTTACGTTTGAGTTCAATAAGCTATGGGAAATGTCAGACACAGACAGAGCAACGATGGCAAACAATGTTGCTTCCGCTATCGGTACATTAGTAGATCGTCAAATTCTGCCAATCCATGCAGCAATGACGGATTTACGCAACATGGCGGATGTAATCGGTATCGGGGGTTCAATCACAGATGAAGACATTGAAAGCGCAAAAACGCTCTGGGAGGAGTCTGAATCTGAGACCAGCCCTCCGCCGACGCTCGGAAATTCAATACAACAAAAGCCTACAGGCGATAGTCAGCCAAATAAATCAGATCATCACTGGCTCTTACGATGGTTCTCAAGCTAGCGCGGATACTGTCGCGGGTCATCTTATCGATTACTCGCAGGTTCTTGACGATTGGATTACTTCCGTCGCGCATAAAATGTTCATGCAGGTTGAGGGTGAAGAATGGCGTCAGTGGCGTTCTGTATCTCAGCAAATATCAGAAGGGTTACGTGATGTTGTAGGGAATACTCCGATTGGGCAAGTCACTCAAGATATCGTGTATCGGCAAATCCAACTGATGAAATCACTACCGCTCGAAGCCGCAGAACGTGTTAAAGAGATTCAAGACCGAGCGATTCAGGCCGTTATCAATGGCGAACGGCCAGATGAGCTTTATCAAATGATTATGGAATCAGGAAATGTTGCTGCTGGCCGTGCGCGAATGATAGCCCGTACCGAGATTGGCAGAGCGACAACGGCGCTTACACAGGCTCGCGCGTTATCAGTCGGTTCAGAAGGTTACTGGTGGCGCATTGAAGGGGCAGGCACGCGACCATCACATAAGAAGATGAAAGATAAATTTGTACGATGGGAAGATCCGCCCACATTGGACGGCATGACAGGTCATGCGGGATGCCTTCCGAACTGTAAGTGTTGGCCGGAAGTTCACATTCCACCGCCGAGGAGTTAGAATTAAAATCATGGTGCCGTTAGGATAATGGTAGTCTCGGGACAGGGTTAGCAGCCTTCGGGTCATAAACGTTAAATGCTATGCGGCCTACTGTACGGGTTCGATTCCCGTGCGGCACCACCACCAATTACATCAACTCAGCCTCAGTGCTGAGTTTTTTTATTGCCTGAAATTAGCAGGTAACACATGAAATATTTTTTTTACGACGAAGCTTGGAGAAACACGCTATCTACAGGCAGATGGTTCATTGCTGTGTAAAGACGTACCGATAGCCCGTACGGGTACTCAAACTTACCTGCCCGAAGAAATAGACCTCAAGCCCGATGCTAGCGGCTTAGTGACGGTTTATCGCACCGAAGATGAGGTTTTTTCAGATGAAACAATGGCTTCATTCGAGGGTGTGGTAGTCACATTGGACCATCCCGAAGACGAGAACGGGGATATTGTTTTTGTCAATCCCTTAAACTTTTCTGAACTGGCTTACGGACATATCCAAAACGTGCGTCGTGGTACCGGCGATAAGTCGGATTTGCTGGTAGCTGACGTGCTGGTTAAGCGACAAGAGGCCATCGATGCAATAAACGCGGGGATGACAGATGTCAGTTGCGGTTATGACGCGCAATACAAGCAGATAGCGCCCGGTAAGGGCAAACAATATCAGATTACAGGAAACCACCTTGCTATTGTCAAAAAAGGTCGGGCGGGTGGTCGCTGTGCCATCGGGGATTCAGCCCCATTCAAATTCAAGAAGGAGAAGCCGGTTATGTCATGGCTTAAAAATTTGGCGAAAGCCGTTAAAACGAAAGATGTCGATGCGTTAGATAAACTCATCGATGAAGCGCCGGAGCTGCCATCTGATGGAATGACTTCTATTCCGGGGGCTACAATCAACATCAATGTACCTTCGCAAGCAACATCACTCCCACCTGCGAAGCGTACTACGGTTGATGACACGCCCGACAACCCTGAAAAAAAGACAGAGGATAACGCAGTGCCGGAATGGGCTCAAAAATTCATGGACTCAATATCGACCCGTTTAGATACGTTAGAGGGAAAAACTGCGGACAGTAACCCTGATGACGAAGAGGAAGACGCGAAAGTGACAGGCGACGCTGCCTATCGTCGCAATATTATTGCTGACGCGGAAATCATTTGTCCGGGATTCAAACCTACAGGAGATAACTCACTCAAAAGACAAGTGCTGAATCATGCCATCCGCACCGGTGATAGCCTGAAATCCTTTGGCATCAGTGATTTTTCCAAAACACCAAAGGCAACCGTTGATGCAGTATTTGCGGCCGCGGTAGAAATTAACCGGCAAAAGAACCGACTCAGCCCTACCGCTTTTCAAACTGTTGATGCAGCTAGCTCAGCAGTGGGATCAAAGCATTCTACGCCGGCACAACTGAATGAGTTGTACGCCAACATTTGGAAACGTAACAAATAAGGTAAATACAATGGGTGGAATTTCTTATCTTGATCGGATGCCGCTAGGCATTCCGGGTGCTGTAACTCGTCCCCGTGACCTGACTATTCAGCCTGAAACCTTCGATCCCAAGAAAATTTTTAGCGGGTATGGGCTGGTGGGGAAATATTCGAACGGAAAATTTGTCCCGCTTGAGGACGGCGATACGGTGGACAAAGTGAAAGGTATTCTCGTTCGCCCCTATCCTATCCAGTCGCAAACAGATCTGGCTTATCTCGGGATTAAAGTGGGGTCCGCCGCCGACAACCTGAAACGGGGTTATATCTGTGTGTCAGTGGGGGCATCCGCTGCAACAGCCGGTAAAGGTAATCCGGTTTATGTGCGCGTCGCCGGGGCTACAGCAGATAGCCCGCTAGGGTCATTTGTGCTGACACCGGATACCACAGCGAAAAATACACCGGCATTGCCGGGTGCTGAAGTGATGGGGCCGGGCGATGCTAACGGCAACATTGAAATCGCATACAACATTTAAGGAATGATGAATGTTTACTATTGACAGAGCAACAGTGGATTCAACCGGCGTGTTTCTTATCGGTGAGCTGGAACGCAGGGACCAGACACTGAACATGCCGCTGGTGTCGACCAAGTGGTCACGTGATATGCCACTCCGTACTGACGTTTCTATCGCTGATGAAGTGTCTTCCTACACAAACACCTCACTTGCGGCGGCAGGGGGGTCAAACCCAAACGGCAAGAACTGGATCAGCACAACATCAACAGCGAATTCCGGGCCAATCCTAAACATTGAACGCACGGCTTCAGCACTTGAACTGTGGGGGATGGAGGTGGGCTATACCGTCACCGAACTGGCTTCTGCTATGCAAGTGGGGCGTCCCATTGATGCGCAAAAGCATGACGCGATGAAGCTAAAATACAACATGGATGTTGACGAGCAGGTATACATCGGTGATACAGAAAAAGGGATGTGCGGGTTATTGAATATCCCGCAAGTTATCCCGCGTGCAGCAGCGGCTCCGTGGACGGCTGCGACAGACCCGGACGTTATCGTTCAGGACTTTAATATCCTTCTTACTGACGCGTGGGTATCTTCTGGCTACGCGATTTGTCCGGGTAAAGTTGGTCTGGCACCCGAGTTATTCGGGTTGCTTTCAAGCAAGAAGGTGTCTAACGCCGGGAATATTTCCGTACTTGAATACGTGAAAATAAACTGTATTGCATTCCAGGAGAACGGTGAGCCACTAGAGATTGTTTCAATGAAATGGGCTTCTAAGCGCGGTGCGCGGGGTGCGCACAGAATGGTCGCTTACACACAAGAAGAGCGATATATCCGCTTCCCGCTGGTACCCCTGTTGAATACACCGCTGGAATATCGCGGCTTGTGGCAACTGACAACATATTACGGTCGCTTGGGGCAAGTTGAAACGCCATACGCGAATACCATTGCTTATTTGGATGTTCCTGCTCAGTGATAAAGGGTGATGAAAATGAAATATCTCGTTTCATGTAAAGCCATCTTGTGTTTTGAGGATGGGCGCGCCGTCACGCTTGATCCCGGTATCCACGAATATACGGATGATGTCGCAGGACATTGGGCCTTTCCTTTTTATGCTCAGGCGTTAGACAATCCTGTTGAGGAGCATGACGACAAAAAGGAGAGGGCTGGCAATGGCAAAAAATAGTCTTCTTCCGACAGTTGATCAATTCCGCGCCGACTTTCCCGAGTTTTCCGACAAGACCTGCTATCCCGACGCCGCAATCAATTTCTATCTTAGCCAGGCAGATAATCTGCTCGATCAAAACGTACACGGTGATCAGTTCGTCTATCTGGCTGAACTCTTCACTGCGCATTACGTTGAGCTAAGAGGAAAGACTATCGCGGGTGCGGCTATCAGCGGCAGCGTAAACACTGCGGGTGGCGGCGTATTGACGTCGAAATCCGTAGACAAAGTTTCAATGAGTTACGACACGTCAGGCATTATCAACCCTGATGCGGGATTTTGGAATAACACGGCATACGGAAGAGAGTTCTTCTGGTGGTGGTCCATGTTTGGGGCTGGCGGGAGGCAACTGTTATGAAAAGCGGTCTGACGGTTAGAAAGGACAATGCAAAGTCAGTGCTGGAATCGCTCAAAAAGCTGTCCGGTCTTGATGTGCTGGTGGGTATCCCGGCTGAAAATGCTATGCGCGAAGACGGCGAAACCCTGAACAACGCGGAAATCGGCTATCTGCAATCTACCGGGGCGACGGTGAAACTGGGCGGAAAAACTATCACGCTCCACCCACGCCCTTTCCTTGAGCTTGGCATTGACGACACCAAGGACCGCACAGCCTTGTGTTTAAAAGCGGCGGCAGAGTTTGCACTGGAAGGAAAGTCTGATGCCGCTATTCGTGAGCTGGAGAAAGCGGGACAAATTGCGCGTGACGGGGCAAAAAAAAGTAATCGAAGAGGGTGATCGTTTAACCCCCATTTCTGACGCGACAAAAGCGGCTAGGCGCAGGCAGGGAATACCGGGTGATAAACCACTTTATGCTCACGGCTACTTGCTGCGCTCTATCAACTATGTTGTGAGGAATAAAAATGCCACTTCTTGATGTCACTGAGGTTTTATTTGATCCCGACTTCTGCGATACGACACTGAAATATACCCGGCGCAAAGTCATTGTCGATGAGGATGGGTTCGCGACTTCGGAAAAAACCACAAAACCTTTTGTCGGGGTAGTGACTGTTGATAGGTCCATTGAGGCCCAAATAAGAATGTCCGGCCAGATAGTCAGCGGTAATATTTTGATTATCACAACAGAACGGCTGATATCTGGGGAAACCGATAAAACGGGCGATGTTGTGACGTATCAGAACCGGGATTACTTAGTTAAATCTGTTGATCCGTATACGGCCTACGGCGCTGGGTTCGTGCAGGCTCACTGTGAATTGTTGCCCTTTGATGGAGGAACACCCGTTGAGTGACAGCACCCAACCGGGCTGGCTCACACCTTTGTCAGCCCCGGACTATGACCGTGAAGTAGAAAGGAAGTTATCACGCTGGATAAGCTCGGTTAGTGGCTTAACAGGGAAAATGATGTTCCCGAAATGGCAACCCAACGACGAGACCCGGATTTTTCCGGGTAACGATACTAACTGGTGCGCCTTCGGGATTGTGTCGATAGTGTCAGATGATACGCCCGCTTTCGTTAATCAGACGGATGAAAGTACCGAATTATGGCGGCATGAGAAAATCGAATGTCTGATTTCGTTCTACGGTCCGGCAGGGCAGCACCACTGTACGCAATTTCGGGATGGGATCACGCTCAGTCAGAACAATGCCGAGTTAAATCAGGTCGGTCTTTCGCTCAGCAACTACGGCCGTATTTTTTCAGCGCCCGAACTTATTAATAACCAGTGGGTGCGTCGTTATGACATGACAGTCACCTTGCGGCGAAAAGTCGAGCGTGAATACGGCATTAAATCGCTGGTGGACGCGCCGGTTAAATTCTTTGGAGATTAAATTATGCAGGGATTACCTGTTTCAAATATCGTCAATGTCACGATAAACATGGCCCCGCGTGCCGCGCAATCCCGGAACTTCGGCTCATTACTGATTGTGGGCGCAAGCAATGTGATTGATACCCATGAGCGGTTACGCCTGTATTCTGATATCGATGGCGTCGGGGCTGACTTTGGTCTGGATACACCAGAATATCAGGCCGCCGCGCTTTACTACTCCCAGTCACCCCGTCCGGTTGATTTATACATTGGTCGATGGGTGAAAGATCAGGCGTTCGCTGTCTTAAGGGGTGCGATACTGACGAAGCAACAGCAAGCCATCAGCAATTTTACGGCTATCACCGAGGGTTCTTTCAAGTTAACGATTAACGGTAAAGAAGCGGTGTACAGTGGCATTGATTTCAGTAAAGAGACTAACCTTAACGGCGTGGCTCAGCGGGTAGCGGAAAAGCTGAAAGATTGCACGGTGATGTGGGATACGTCACGTTTCGTCATTTCGTTGCGAGCATCAGGCACGATAGGTTATGTCTCATCAGCAACGACCGGGACAGATATTGGTGATTTATTAAAACTGAATCAGGGATCGGGCGCTACCGCTATCGAACCCGCCAAAGCAGAAACCGTTGCCGAGGCAGTAGCGGCGCTGGGTTCGGTATCCAGCGGCTGGTACGGGCTGGTGGTTGCCAATGATACGTTGACGGATGAAGATGTTTTGTCTGTTGCCGATTACATCGAGTCCGCTTCTGTATCCCGTATCTACGGACATACAGCACAGAAAACAGAGGCATTGGATACTGATGTTGATACCGACATTGGCTCAAGACTGAAGGCGGGCAACTATCAACGCACGCTCTGGCAGTATTCATCCGGCAAACCCTATACCGTGGCTTCTCTGTTAGGCCGTATGTTTACCGTCAATTTCAATGGTAATAACACCACCATTACCCTGAAATTTAAACAGGAACCGGCAGTAACCGCTGAAAATCTCACGGCAACCCAAGCCAGCGCCCTGAAAAAGAAAAACGGCAACGTGTTTGTTAAATACAACAACGACACGGCCATTATTCAGGAAGGCGTCATGGCGAACGGGGATTTCATCGATGAGCGCCACGGTCTGGACTGGTTACAGAATTACGTTCAGAACAACCTTTATAACCTGCTTTACACCAGTACCGGGAAAATTCCCCAAACTGATGCCGGTGTTACGCGTTTACTCACCAATGTTGAACAGTCACTTGATCAAGCGGCGACAAATGGATTAATCGCTCATGGTGTATGGAACGGTGGACCAATTGGACAGATTCAGTCCGGCGATACACTCACAAAGGGGTACTACGTCTATGCACCGGCCATTGCGACACAGGCACAGGCTGACCGGGAAGCTCGCAAAGCGCCGGTTATTCAGTGTGCAATCAAATTGGCCGGTGCTGTCCACTATGCTGATGTCATTATTAATGTAAATAGGTAAGTTATGGCTACATATTCATTTATGGATGTTTCTGCATCTTTGACCGGCCCGACCGGCGTTATTGATATGGGCTACGGTTCAGCCACTTCGGAAGAAGGGCTCACCATCACGATGACCGAGGCCAAGAACACGATGACTATCGGGGCGGATGGTGAGGGGATGCACTCGTTACATGCAGGTAAATCCGGCTCTATCACCGTGAACCTGCTGAAAACCTCGCCGACAAATAAAAAACTGTCACTCGCTTACAACGCTCAGTCACTTTCTTCAGGTACATGGGGTAATAACGTGATTGTTATTCGAAATCATGTGTCGGGTGAAATTACCACGGCGCGGGGCTGCGCATTTCAGAAGCAACCGGATTACACGAATGCAAAAGACGGTGGTACCGTCGCGTGGGTGTTTGACTGCATCAAGATAGACCAGGTTCTAGGGGAGTTTTAACGATGGAATTTGAAATCAACAGTATCCAGTATCGCACGGCAAAACTGAGCGTGTTCGATCAACTCAAAGTGTCACGTAAGTTGCTGCCCGTTCTGGCCGGGTTAGTGTCTGATATTCGCGCCGTACAGACAATGGCGCAAGACAAAAATACGGAGGGCGCTTTAGAAAAGGCGCTGCCTAAAATTGCTCAGGCCGTCTCTGACTTAAGCGACGAAGATTGCAACGCGATTCTTTACCCCTGCTTATCAGTAGTTTCCCGTCAGCACGGTAAGGGGTGGACGGCAGTGTTCTCGCAAGGGGTATTGCATTTCGATGACATTGATTTGCCGACATTGTTGCAATTAGTCGCTCGCGTAATTGGGGATTCACTGGGAAGTTTTTTTGCACGCACTCCCCGGCAACGAGACGCCATTCCCGCCAGCGGATTAGTCCTCGATTGCCTGCCTGACGGGGAAGATTATCTGATGCGCCCCGTCGATGCTGGATACATTCAGTACCCCGACCTTTTAAATGGCTCCGTTGACCTGGCGGATATCGCACGCATGAATGACTGGTTAGATTTAAAAGCCGATAACGAGGCTCGTATAGCCCGCTGGAGAGATGCCCATGAGCGGTAACGTTGACACAATTAAAGACTTCCTTATCAGTCTGGGATTTGATGTAGACGAAAAAGGAAGAGGTAATTTTGATGCCGTGTTAAAAGGTGTCACTGCCAACGTGCTAAAAGTCGGTGCCGCAGTTGAAGGGGCAGCACTCACCATCGTCGGGTTTACTACCAAAATTGCAGCGGGTTTGGATAAGCTTTACTGGCAGTCGCAGAGAACCGGGGCAACAGTTGCCGGCATCAAAGCGCTTAGTTACGCCGTGCAACAGATGGGGGGCAGCGCTGAAGCCGCGCAGGGCGCGTTGGAAAATATGGCGCGTTTCATGCGGAATAATCCCGGCGCAGAGGGCTGGCTGAATCGGCTCGGCGTACAAACGCGCGATTCGTCGGGTCAGATGCGGGATGCGGCAAGCATACTTGCGGGTGTCGGCCAGAAACTGAGCAGTATGCCTTACTACCGGGCGAATCAGTATGCTCAGATGTTGGGTATTGATGAAAATACCTTAATGGCTATGCGCCGCGGGTTAGCCGGTTTCACTGCCGATTATCAGATGATGTTGCAGAAAACCGGGTTCAATGCGGATAAGGCCGCGCAACAGGCCAATAAATTCACCACGGCATTACATGGCTTTAATGCCCTGCTCGGTATCTTACGGGATAAAATTGGCTCAAATTTAGCGGGTGGTTTAGCAAGTTCCTTCGACTCGTTACGTCAGAAAATACTTGATAATTTCCCGAAAATTGAAGCGACACTCACGAAGATTATCAAAGGCATTCTATGGTTTGCTGATGTCTTTAGTCGCATGGTTTATCGAGTTGTGCAGGGCATTGGGGAAGTCATTGACTGGTTTAAAGGACTGGATGAAAGCAGCAAGATGCTCATCGCCATGTTCGGGGCTATTGTTGTCGCATGGCGTCTTCTGAATAGTGCGTTCCTGATGTCGCCGATCGGCATGATAACCGTATTAATCGGTGCGCTTCTTCTTCTCTATGATGACTACAAAACATGGAAAGAGGGCGGCAAGAGTCTGATTGACTGGAGCAAGTGGGAAAAAGATATCAACCGTGCTGTGAATGCGTTTAAAACCATCGGAAAGTGGATCAAGAAGGGCATTGACGGCATCGGCGGCTGGAAAAATGCTTTCCTGATTCTCGGTGGCATAGTTGCTACGACATGGGCCGTAAAGATGCTCGCGGGATTCGCGAAAGTGTCTGCGGCATTAACCCCCTTACTAGCTCGCCTCGCGCCCTTGTTAGGGCTGGTGGCGTATGGTGGATACTTATACAGTGACTGGGACAATATCAAACAAAGTGCAGCGTCATCGTGGGACTACAACACCCGACAAATTAAAAGAGGGATTGGCGATTTTGGTCAATGGTTAGGTATAAACAATGACTGGGCGAGCAAGCACCAAGGCGGTTTACCTAATCCAATAACCGCAGATATCCCCGGCATGCCCGGTGCGCCTATGCCACCTCCCTCACCCGAATATGATGAAAGAGGATTACGTAACAACAATCCCGGTAACTTGAATTTTGCGGGACAACGAGGAGCAACAAGGGAAAACGGAGAGGGGCGTTTTGCCCGATTTGAAACGGCATTTGATGGTTTGCGAGCGCTCTCACGACAGTTAACGTTGTACGCTAAGCGTGGACTCACAACAGTCCGTGACATTATCACGAAATACGCGCCACCCGAAGAAAATGATACCGAAGGCTACATTGCGTTCCTCGCAAAGTGGCTCGGTGTTGATCCGAACGCCCAGTTAAATTTACAGGACCCGCAAATGCTGACAGCGATGATGAACGGCATCATCCATCGTGAAAACGGTCGTAACCCGTACAACAGTGAACTCATTAACAAGGCGGCATTTGCAGGCAGTGGCAGCGTTCAGCAAACCACGAATATTACCGTGCATGGCGCAACGGACGCAAAAGCCACGGCGAATGAGATTGCCAATAAGCAAAACGGCGTGAATGCCCGTCTGATACAACTTCAAAAGCAGGTGAGCTAATGGATATCTTATCAGCGATTTTTCAGCAACAAACCCGGTCGTTTGGCACTGAAAGCATGTTGCTTGTGCCGAGCGTCGTTATTGCTGAAAAGCACACAGACGCACTTGAAATCACAGAGCACCCTGTCGAAATCGGCGCTGCGGTCAGCGACCATGCCTACAAAAAACCCTCTGAAATTGTGATGGAGCTGGGTTTCGCTGGTGGGGGTTCGCTTCTCGATTTTGTTGATACCTCTAAAATCGGGCTGAGCATGGGTTTAAGCCCGAAAGAGACCTATCAGAAAATTCTTGATCTCCAGGAGTTACGAGAACCCTTCAATGTTATTACCGGCAAGCGCACTTATGAAAACATGCTGATCAAAGCGATTGAAGTGACTACTGACCGGCATAGTGAAAACGTGCTGTTATGTACGTTGACATTACGTGAAGTGATTATTTCATCTACACAGGTTGTACAAGTGGCAGAAAAGGAATCAATGAAGACCGGGGTGAGCACATCCGCCGTGGAGAATTCAGGTACTAAGGCCACGCAACCCGTTAACGAGTCTATTTTGTCACAGGCAAAAGGTGCCTTTGTTGGTGCGTTTAAAAGCTATGTAGGGGGTGGCTGATGCAAGTCTCAGAAATTCCGCTGACTGCAAGTAATCAAATGTTTGCAATAAAGCTGGGTAATCAGAATGTGAAAATGCGCCTGATTTACCGCGATGTAGCAGGTTGGGTGATGGATATTCAAAATAATGCAGGTGTTGATTTGCTGGTGGGTGCACCGCTCATACCCGGAATTAACTTATTAGAACAATACCCGTACCTAGGAATCAATGGCATGTTGGTTATCGCTAACGATACAGACAGCGCTGAATACCCGACAAGCACAAATCTTGGGTTATCCAGCCATTTATATTTTGTACAACAATAAGGTAAAAATATGAGTCAGAATTGGTTACGTCACTTTGAATTAATGTTGTTAGACGATCAGGGTAAAGGAATAGTTTTATCGGATTTTAGAGTCATATTTAATATTGAGTGGTTCACGATTAGCTTTCCGCGCGTTGCGACGTTAAAGATTTACAATCTGTCAAAAGATACCAGTAATCGGATACTGGGTAGCGAGTTTTCGAAGATAAAGTTAATCGCTGGCTATGATGGTGTAACACCCACTGTTCCCGAAAGTGAAGTCGGCAAAGCCCGACCCGTGGAACCGGGTACGACGGGGCAGCGTGACGGCCAAAATTACGGGGAGATCTTTAGCGGAGATATCCGGTTTACGCTGACCGGGCGTGACAACCCCACCGATACCTATACCCAAATTCAAGCCTGTGACGGCCAAGAGGCGTTTGCTTACGCGACTATCAATCAGACTGTTGCGGCGGGTTATACTGTTGCCGATATCAACGAATTAACGATGCGCACGTTCGCTCCTTATGGGATTACTGAGGGGCATACGCCGGAGATGCCGACTACCGTATTCCCTCGCGGTAAAGTACTTTTTGGTATGTCACGGGATGTGATGGATAATATCGCCGGGCAATGTAAAGCGACGTGGCAATTCGTTGATGGTAAACGTGAGATGGTTTCGAATGAGATGTATGTGCACGATGCTATTGTCCTGAATAGCCGGACCGGGTTAATTGGTATGCCTCAGCAGACAATTGGGGCGGGTGTTAATGTGAAGTGCTTAATTAATCCTAATATCCGGGTAAATGGATTAATTCAGTTAGACGAAGGCTCGGTATATAGAACATCCCTACCTAATTCGGACATACAAATGTCTGGCGGCAGGCTGGCGGATAAAAACGATAACGGGAACCTTTACGTCAGCGGCGTGTCTAATCCTCCAGCGAGTATAGCTACTGACGGTGTATATATCGTCAGGGGCATTATGTATACTGGTGACACGAGGGGTAATGCGTGGTATCAGGAAATGATGTGTGAAGCGCGAGGGGCTGCGGATTTGCGTTCTCAATCCGCGAGAGAAAAAGGGTTGTGATAGCCATTGCTTGAAAGAGGTTGCAATGAAATTAGGACGGAACATTTTTGCTTTTATTTTATCGGCATCGATGGTTGTACCAGCGTATGCTGCTATTCAATGCGGCGGTTATAGGTTGACTGGTGATGGAATGACAGTGATCAACGGGGAAACCGTTACATCCCAAAAGGTCACGTATTTGAAAGAGAAGGGAGACGAGGCCAACGTTAAATACGACATGGGCCTTATGCCCGCCCGCGATGGCAACATGTACGGTTTCCAGTTTATCAAACGCAACGGCAAAGCGTGGCTGAACGTCCAGTTACTGCAAAACGCGATGGACGCACCGAAGATCATTGGCTCGTTTCCTTGTAAGAAAGTGGCGGATTAATCCGATGTATCAGCTGTGAAACAGCGGCAAGAACACACAAGAGGTCTGAATGAGTTCAGAAAAAATAGCTTTCATTTTTCCCGCCACAAAAGATGCCAGAGATAGGGAAGAACCGATCCTTAATTTTCGATGTCCAGCGTTGCCCGTTGAAACGAAAATCATTATTGCTGCTGCTTTTGTTGGGCTTCACCAATCTAAAGACTATCTAATTTCTATCGATATTATTGACAGCAACGGTACAACAATTCTACACGGTCGGACAGAAGATATACCCGCAAAGGTATCAGTAACCGCTAATGATCCTGATGCAGAACCAACAGACGTGCCGGGTTTTTTGAGCGCTTCGGTTTCGATTAGGGTGATAAATGCTGGGATTTATGTAATAAAATGTTCTATAGCCCGCGCTGATACGCCTGACGAGACTATTCATAAATCAGAAGCCTACTTTAGAATGGTTTCATCGGAGGCGCACAATGGGTAGTGAAAATTCTGTCATTGATGGCATGCGATTTTCTGATGGCCGGTGGTCATATACCGATACGCCACCAAGTAGACATTCACTTGATAATGGTTCATCATTCAAACATGGCGGCGGAGATGGTGGAGGTGGAGATATGGAGGCCCGTGTAGCTCGTCTCGAATCAGACGTTGAACATATCAAAAAAATCTATAGACGAAGTAAAAACTGACGTACGAGAAATGAGAAAAGACGCACGTTCAGACTTCCGCTTGTTATTTGGTGCGATAATTGCCGTGGCTCTTGGATTAGCTGGTTTAATGGCTAAAGGATTTCACTGGATTTAATTTAACAATCCTATTATTTACTAAACCGCTTAACTGCGGTTTTTTTTTATTGCGAGGTCCCCCATTGGTTAAGTTGACAAAGCAAGAAATAAGACAGATTGGTGCCGATTATATCAGTTGTGATGCCTCAAATAATTTTCCATCCGAAGTTTCCTATTTAATGAAAAAGCATAAAGTCTCTAGGAACGCGATACGTATTGATGCGCGTCATCCTTGTGGGGAAGATTGTATTTTTATAAAAAAAAGACGGAGTGGAATTTTGGGGTGGTTACATTGATGATCAGTTTTATGAAGAAATGAATTCATAACCTGCTTCGGCAGGTTTTTTTATGGAGTTTTCCCATGCCAGTTTCAACCGAATCCAGAACCGGCGATTTATCCGAAACACTGAAAGCCATAAATCATTCTCTTTCTTCTCAGCTCAGAGTTGCCATGCCGGGCATTATTCAATCGTTTAATGCTGATGCGGTAACGTGCGTTGTTCAGCCTGCAATTAAAAGCGGTATTGCTGATTCTGAGGGGAAAACTACCTCGGTATCCTTGCCGTTGCTGGTGGATGTGCCGGTTATCTTCCCAAGGGGTGGTGGTGTGACGTTAACCTTCCCGGTGAGAGCCGGTGATGAATGTCTGGTGGTATTTGCTGACCGTTGTATTGATTTTTGGTGGCAATCTGGCGGTGTACAAGAACCGGCAGATGACCGACAGCACAGCTTATCTGATGCATTTGCGATTGTCGGCCCACAATCTCAGTCCAAGATAATATCGGGCATCAGCACAAGCACCGCGCAACTGAGAAGTGATGATGGTGCGGCATATATCGAACTTGATCCCGGCAGTCATAACATCACAGTTATCACACCGGCAAAACTTATCGCGACTGCAAAAGGTGGTACCGAAATCACGTCACCTGAAATCGTCCTGAATGGCAACGTCACCATTAACGGCAACTTATCGCAGGGCATGGGCGCTGGTGGCGGAACGGCAACGATGCAAGGCCCTGTCACCGTGAATAATGATGTGACGGCGGCAGGGATTAGCCTGAAAAGCCATACGCACGGTGGCGTGCAATCAGGCGGAAGTAAGACAGGAGGTCCCCAGTGAGATATCGACGTGAAGACGAGAACGGTGACTATAGTTTCGGCCAGGGGGATAATACGTTTCTGACGAATTCGCCCGAAGCTGTTGCGCTGGCAGTAAAAACCCGGCTTGCTTTGTGGCGTGGTGACTGGTTTTTGGATATGAAAGAGGGTACCCCTTACGTACAGTCTGTTTTGGGAAAGCAGCGATCTGATGTTTATATTCTTGCCGTTCGTGACCGGATATTAAAGACCAAGGGTGTTAAGTCAATTCTTTCATTTGATACACGCAATGACGGCACGACACGCCGCCTCACCTTCACCGCCACTATCGATACCATATATGGACAAATCACGGTAACAAGCGAGGCATAATGTTAAATCTTGACACTTTGAGGCTGGCCGCAACTGTGACAGCTTCGGGCATCAGTGCGCCTGATTACCAGACCATTCTGAATAAGCTCACTGAGTTTGCCCGTCAAATCTATGGCACTGATGCTTATTTGGAACCCGATAGTAAAGACGGACAGATGCTAGCAATTTATGCGCTAGCGATACATGACGCGAATAATGCTGTGATGGCTGCTTACAACTCGTTCAGTCCAGCATCAGCTACAGGCGCAGCGTTATCTAACAATGTAAGGATCAACGGGATAACCCGGCACAAATCTACTTATTCAACAGTAGACGTTAAGCTAGTCGGTACCGTTGGCACAGTTGTGAAAAATGGCATTGTTCGTGACATAAACGGCTATAGCTGGAGTTTACCAAGCACTGTATCTATCGGCATACACGGCTTTGTTATCGCTACTGCTACGTGCCAGACAAAAGGCAATGTTACAGCGTTAGTTGGAGATGTTTCAATCATTGGCACCCCAACGCAGGGCTGGCAGAGTGTAACAAATCCTTCCGCCGCTACGCCTGGCCAGCCGATTGAGTCGGATACGGCATTGCGTGAACGGCAACGGAAATCTGTTGCTTTACCGTCTCGGACTGTGCTCGATGGGATTCAGGGTGCTATTAGCCTGATACCCGGCGTTGTTCGTCGGCGAGGGTTTGAGAATGATACTAATGTGACAGACAATAACGGCATTCCACCACACTCAATTGCAATGATAGTCGATGGCGGGGATGCTAAGTTAATCGCCCAAACCATCGAAACAAAGAAAGGACCGGGAGCGGGTACATTTGGCGATACTGAAATTAAGGTAGCGGATAGTTATGGCATTCTGCATCCGATTCATTTTTCACGACCTAAAGACGTTCCTGTCTTCGTTGAAATAACTTTGACGGCATTTGAGGGATATACAACCTTAGTCGGTGATAGAATCCGGGCCGCAATTGCAAGTTATATCGACGCTCAGTTAATTGGTGATAACGTTTATTTAAGTCGTTTATTTTCTCCCGCTAATTTACGTGATGAGGAGGGTTTAACTTATGATATTTTCGAAATACAAATCGGCAGATCTGAAGATGATGTATCACCGAGCAATTTAATTGTGACATTTGATGAAGCGGTTACATGTAAGCCAGAGCATATTAAGCTAATCGCGAGGTGACAATGAGAGATTATTTATCACTTATTACCCCTCAGCACAGAACGGCAAATAAATTTGTTACTCACATCGATTTAATTACCCGGCCACTATCTGACATTATTAACGCCGTTCAACTTCTGAATAGTCAATTTTCCATTGATGAGGCCGTAGGGGTTCAATTAGACGCAGTTGGTGAATGGATTGGGCTTTCACGTTATGTCAAAACGCCGATTGTCGGTGTGTATTTTGCATTAGATACAGAAGGGGTTGGATTAGATGAAGGAAGCTGGAAGCGACAATATGATTCTGATTCCGGCTTTACTGAATTGGACGACGAAACTTACCGAACGATATTGCGTTCAAAAATAAGAGCGAATCATTGGGATGGTACAAATGAAATGCTTGCGGAGATTTATCAAGGCGTTATTCCCGATGAGTCAGTATTAATATTCTTCGTCGATAACCAAGATATGAGCATGGATGTTTATGTTACTGGCGGAGTTGTGCCAGAAGTTGTCAAAGCAGTCATTCAGCAGGGGTATTTAAATATTAAGCCGGGTGCGGTCAGAGTTAATAATTATACCAATTCTGAAAATCGGGGGGTTATTTTTGGTTTCGATTCAGATAGTAAATATATCGCCGGATTTGATAATGGCGGTTGGCCCATTCTATTAAATTAAGAGTAAATAAATGGCTAAGAATGAATTTTTAACTTTCGGCATAGCCGAGGGTGCTAATGTATTATCAAATGAAGAATACGCAGCATTAGCAGCGCGTGTTAACGGATTTAGCGCCGGTGTTGCAAAGTCCCGTGAATTAAATAAAGCGTGGCGTCAGTCATCTATTATTACGCATATTCTTGCTGATTTTATCGCAAAGGAATCGGGTAATGATGTTCTGGACAATGGAAATATCGACGCACTGAAAAGTAATTTGGCATTAGCAATTAAAAATGCATTGCCGGAGGTACGTGATGCCACTATCTCAGAAAAAGGAATAACCCAACTCACAGACAAAACAGGTAACAGTAATACCCTTGCAGCAACTCAGAAGTTAGTTACTGATGTGAATAATAATGCCAACACTAAGTTATCAAAATCCCAAAACGGTGCCGACATTCCCGATAAGAATGCCTTTGTGAAAAACCTCGGGTTGGTGGAGACGGTGGAGAGGGCGAATAATGCGGTACCGAGTAGCCGGAAAGTGAATGGCAAGGCGTTGACCGGGGATGTCAGTTTGAATGCCGGGGATGTGGGGGCTTACCCCAGTCTGAAATCAATTGATAAAATTCCAACGTTGGGATACAACGGCCCATTTCGTGGTGGAGCGTCTGTTAATTATGCAAAAGGAATTAGCGTTGGTGATAGCGACTATGGACAGATCTGGGTTGATTCTAGAGGACGTCTATTTGCACAATTTTCAAATAATAATAAAGAAATAATTGGCGGTGAATGTGTCTATACAAGCGATATTGCAGTTCCAGTCGGCGTTCCTGTTCCATACCCCCACCGCTACACCCCAGTTGGCTACTTAACATGCAACGGGCAAACATTCGATAAATCTTTATATCCGAAGCTAGCAGAAGCTTATCCCGAGGGCAGAGTGCCTGATTTAAGGGGGGAGTTTATTCGAGGATGGGATGATAGCCGCGGCGTTGATCCGGGTCGCGTATGTGGGAGCTGGCAAGGGGACGCAATACAAAATATCACCGGCACTTTTGGTAATCCAACAACAGAACGGGGAGGCGAAGCATCCGGTGCATTCAGTTACACATACAGGCAGGGCGGCAGAGCGCAAGGCGCAGGAGGCGGCTCTGTATCGTTTACATTTGATGCATCTCGTGTCGTCCCCACAGCTAACGAAAATAGACCCCGCAATGTCGCATTTAACTACATAGTGAGAGCAATATAATGACAGAACAGAAATACTCTTTAGAACATGAAACCGCCGTATTGGGTAAAGATGGATTAGCCACTCAGGCCGGGTGGATAAAGGTTTATCACTCGAATCAGATAACGAGAGAATTCATCGCTTCAGATATTGAATACGTGATGCTCGGTGTCAGTTTGTCGGCGGGTGCTTATCCCGACGCACCAGAGCTACCTAAATCTCATGATGAGGCTGTTTGCAGAAGTGAAGATAAAAGCCGTTGGGAAATTCTTCCAGATTACCGGGGAAAAATCGCTTACGACACGCTGACTCGTGGCCCCATTGAGATAACAGAAATCGGTGA